AGATACCGCACAACTAGCAGATGACTTTGCACAACACATGAGGTGGCAGTCTACTAACGAAGCTACTGCCATGTTTGATCTATTGTATGTACAGAAGTCAGACAAAGAAACATCTAGAGATGGTAAGGAAGCTTTCGGTAAACTGATGCAAGCCTATGACACATCTGAAGGTGGTGGCACTGGTAAGCTTGAAGGTGCTTGGGATTACCTTTCAGCATTTGCTGCATCTCCATCTACTGCTGTAACTGTAGGAACTTTTGGTTTTGGTGCAGGGTCTAAGATAGCTGCTAAGGCTGCATCTAAAACTTCACAGATGGCTGTTAGATCTTACGCTAATAAACTATTGAAAGAAGGTTTAACTAAACAAGCAGTAAAAGAAAAAGTTAAGAAGAGTGTATCCAAAGAAGGAGCTAAGGCTGCTGGAATATCTTTTGCAGGTGAATTTGCTGTTGGTGGTGTAGGATCATATGCTAGAGGTGAAACAAGAGAAAAAGTAATTGATGGATACGAGTATGGCCTAGGTGACCTAGCTTTAGATGCTACTATTGATGGAACTCTTGGGGCTGCTGTAGGTGGTATCGGTGGTATGTGGACACAATCCACTAGGAACAAAGCTGCTGACGCTCTGGTAGATCAAGCACAAACAGCAATAACTAATTCTAGAGCAGCAGCACAGGTAGCTATCGACAGGATTACAGCAAGTAATTTACCTGAAGATCAGATCAATGATACTATGAGTGACATTGCAGATCTGGCTTCTATCTTTAAAGCTAGAGAAACAGGTAGACCTTTAGATCCTGACTCAGTTCTTGAAGGTGAGATGATCTTTAACCGTATGCTTGATGAAAGAGCAAACGAATTGATTGCCCCTGGTTTGGACATGAACACTGTTCGAGGTATAGCAGCAGCAAGTATAGAACTAAAAGAAAGACTTCAACTTCGCCCGGGTGAAAGAATTAGTTCAGCTATTGCTAGAGGTATATCCGATGGTACTATTCAAGCTGATCAGATAACAGAGATACGTAGACAGTATAACTTATCTGCTGAGGAGATGTCATACCTTTGGTTAGCTGAATTATCTAAAGCTGGTAAAGTACTTGCTGAAGGATCTAAGATAAAGAAAGCAATGACACAGGAGATGGATATCCTAGCTAGTCAAGGTGCTTCAGTATTTACTGGTAACGAAGCTGCAGATGTTTTATCTAGATTAGAAAGAGGTGGAGCTTATAGTTTCATACAGGATCTAGACCAAACACGTATTGCATTTATGACATCACAGATTGGTACAACAGCAGCTAACGTTGTTACTGGTGGTTACAATCTTGTGGTAGATGCATCAGATGCTTTATGGAAAGATGTACTTGACTCTACTGTGGGTGCTAGGATGGCTGATGGAACAGTCCAAAGACGTTGGACAAACCGAACTCTATCCACTCTAAAAGGTTTTACAATCAATAGAAAAGAGTCAGAGATACTAGGCTCTATGCTTTTAGATGATGCACCTGTAAAGTTTACTGAGTTGTTCTATGAGACACAACGTGTAGGTAATCTTACTCAGTCAAACAATTTCTTAAATAGATCTGCTAGATTTGTTAATACATTAAACATGGCAACAGATGCTGTGTTTAAGCAAGGTGCTTTCTATGGCGCATTCGATAGACAACTAAGAGAACTTAACGATCCGAACCTTGGTAGAAACTTTGCGGAGTATCTACAGAAACACACAGACCTAGAAGCTGCAAGGGCTGCTGGTGTTGTAGACTATGCTGTAGACTATGCTAAGAGATTTACATTTCAACGTGGGTACGAAGGTGATAAGTCTCTGTTTGGTCAAGGAGCACAAATCGTACAAAGCTTTCACAAAAAAGCTCCATTCGTAGTATCAGAGGGTATGGGTATTCCTTTTCCTAGGTATGTTGCTAACCATCTAGAATACATAAATGACTACACACCTATTGGTATAGCTACTGGTGGTATCGAACAGTTAGAGAAAGTTCTCTACAGGCAAGATGAAAAAGCTTTAACACTTGTTGGTGATAAGTTTAAAACTGGTAGAGATAGAATAGCTAGGCAGATGACTGGTGCTATGCTGACTATGGGTGGTGTTTGGGCAGCAGCACAGAAGAATGGTGAAACTGATTATGATAAGTTAGTATCTGACACTGGTGCTGAAACAGATGTAGGCCGTACTGCTGGTCCTTGGGCTGCTAATCTTCTTATCGGTGACCTTATCTGGAGATCTGGTATACTAGGTAATGAGCCTCTACCAATCAGTGGAGAAGCTTTTGCTAAGAACGCATCTGAAGTTTTAGCTGGTATGGGTGATTTAGGTTTTGATCTAGGACTTGTAGCAGATCTTAAAGATGCAGTTAAAACTGGTGAGTTCTCAGATGCTGCTTATAAAAGATTAGGTAACATTGTGTCTACCTTCACATACCCAGCAACTATATCACGAGATGTAGCAGGACAGTTATCTGACTTTGCTAGAGGTAACCCTTACGTAAGAGATGTAAGAGGTGGTCCAGAATACTCAGAAGAACAACTAAGACAAAACCCAGAACTAGGTGTCTCTTTATACGGAGAGAAAAACTTTCTAGAGGACATAACTGGTCAAGGTATCTTCAGGAATCAAGCACTAAGATTTCTAATGGATATGAAAGGAATGGCTCTTACACAGACACGTAGAGGTACAGAAGGTGAAGACCTTAAGCTTTACTCACCATTTAATCCTACACCTGTTGGTGGTTACAATCCTATTACTAGACAGTTTGGTTTTACTCAAGAACCACCTAGCACAGAGATACAAAAAGAAATGAAGAGACTTGGTATTTTAGAATACAAGATGTATGGTAACACCAAGACACCTAATTCTTCTGTAGATTACGCTGTTAGAAAATTACTATCTCTTGGTATGGGTGGTATACCTACTATGGCTGATGAGTTTGAAGCATGGAAAGGTTCTTGGCAATTAACTCACAGAGCAGAGTATGCTGGAAGAACATACGATGAGCTAGGTGATGATACAGAGTTAAAGAAACAAGCATTAGAAGACTTTGTTAATCACCGTATCAAAAATGCACAGGAGTTAATGACTGATGCATTCAATACTATGTTAGAGTCCGAGACAGGTAGACGTAAAGCTGCAGGTTTCTTACGTAATATGTACGTTATAAAAGAAGCTAGGCTAAAGCAAAGTAAAGGCAGAGACTTTGATGATCTAGTTTCAATAATGACTAGAGGTGAATCTGTTCAGTATAAAACAGCTAAAGAGTATCTAGCAGACTCTTCAAGTATAGAAGAAGAACTAGATAGAAGACAAATGATACTTCGATATGCTGAAGAGAATTATGACTTTGCAGAAGATATATACCCTGAACAATTCTTAGGATCTGCAGAGACATACCAATAAGAAAAACCCCTAGTGATCAGCTAGGGGTTTAGTTTGTGGGAGTGTTATTATTTATTGGCTTTAAGCATCCTGTCTCGATACTTGTAAGCTTCATCCACAATCTCGTCAGATCGTAGGTACTTGCCAGATGCAATCAAACCAGACAGAGCGCATCCAGCAAAGTAATCCCCAAGCTTTATAGACCCTTGGGGAATAACTTCTTTGCCTTTCATTAGAAACTCTTGGGCTTCCTGCTCAAGGGTTTTTCTTTTATTATTTATGCTCATTGATTTCAATTAACTTATTTAAATACCAACGTGCTTTCTTTAAATCTTCTATACCATTCTTATACCTGTATCTCCAGACATACTTAAGGATGTTACCTTGTAAGTATCCTTCACTTAAATCATTTGTTGCAGCCAGGATAGCATCAATAGCTTCGATACCACCTACATTGTAGTGTATTGGTTTATCTACTGAGTCGTATTTCTTCTTTTCCATTATCTCTTTTCTCCCTGCTAAGTCTATTAAATTAGTAATATCTTCACGCTTTTGTTCACATTCATAACAGTGATCATCATCGTCTAGTAAGTATCCACAATGTTCACAAGTCTTACTCATAATGATACTTCCTTTTTAAATAATAGTCAACCTTAAACTAGATCGACAACTTCACAAACATCTCCTGAGCAAGCCATTGTCTGCATAGCTACAGTGTTATCTTCTTGCTCATACTCACCAAGCTTAGACCAGTCGATCTTCTTAGGCATTAGCTTAAGTAACTCTTTGTACTCTTCCTTAGTACAATCCTGATATGGTGCTTGCTGATAAGTATGATCAGAGTGTGGCAAGAATGACACACCAGACATTTCATCGAAGTGCTCATACACAAACGCTCCAACCTCTAGCCATTCATCGTCACGCACAGAGATAGTTACTGATGGCTTGTGCTCACACCAATGACGCTGATAGGTAAGCCACATCTCTAGTTGTTCGATGGCAGTCATATCATTTCGAGTCACTGCTTTGTGTGGTGACTTCTGAGGAAAGCTAAAGACTGTAGTGGTATCACCTTTAAATACACAAGGCTCATGAGGTATGCCTTGGTCTTTCATGAACTGAGTAAGAGGATCTTTGTTGTCTCCTCGAACTGTCCTGATGTAGTGAGGTGAGTGTCTAGCGTGTATGCCACTAGCACTGTCCACTAACTGTGACACTGTACCAGATGGCTTGACGCAGGTGATAGCCGTAGACTCAGGTATGCCTAGACGCATAGCCCACTCTTTGTTTGTTCGTACTGCAGTCTCACGCAAATGATCTAGTGTTTTGTCTAGACCTTTATTGTGAGAAGTCATTAATGGATTGTCCATTATTCCTGTGAGCGACACACCGAGCAATCGTTCCTCTTCGGTATTTCTCTGCCACACTTTACGCAGATATGGAAACTTAGTGTAGGAAGACTGAATAGTTCCAAGAATTGTTGCCAGTTGTACCTTACGATTAAGATCATCAATTGTATCTGCAGCCCTAACCACAACCTCAGTGAGGTTACAAAACTGGTAAGGCCGTAAGATAATTTCTGAACATGGGTTAGTACCAAAGTCATAGTTTGGATCACGTCTACCATACTTCTCAGCTTGTTTCTTAGATGCTTCACGATTGAATATCCCTCTCTCACCTGACTTACTCTCAACAAGAGCAGTCCATTCTCTCATAAAAGTTTCAACGTCAGGCTTCTCTCCGTAAGCTACAGAGTTGTTAGACAAGGCTCGATGTGCAGCAGTCTCCCACCACTGTCCTGACTTAGCATGACGCATACGATCATCACTTAGATTAGATAAAGATATCATTGCTGATCTGCGTACACCACCAACAACTACTATCTGTCCAATGAAACACATAAGGTCATGGCATTCCATAGAGGTAAGCCTACGGCCTTGTGCATTCTTAAATGTTTGTACTGTAAAGTTGAACAGTTCGACTAGGGGTGCAGGACCACTAGCCCTACCACCAAATGTTCTGAGCCTAGATCCTGCAGGGCGTACACGAGAGACATCCCACTTAGGTATCTCACCTGCCCACAGCAATGCTAGTAGTTGTCTAAATGCTTTAGCCCAACCTTCTTTACTGTCTCTAACTGCTATAGTTGTGTCGCTATCAAACAACTCAGGTATCTCTGGTAGTTGTTGCACGAACTGTCGCTCTACTGAGAAGCCTACACCAGTACCACATAGCAGTATAAACATAGCCTCATCGAATGACTTAGGGTCATCGACAGGTAAGTAACTACAGTTGTAGCCTGATGTGTTATCTCTTTCGAGAGCAGGTCCAGCAGTCATCATTGCTCTCATACTTGGCATTACCTCAAGGCTGAGGATAGCCTGTTCGATCTCGTTAGCTGTACTCTCTTCAACTTTAGTATGCACAACCTCAGAGACATACCGTCCTACTGTCTCAGGCCAAGACTCCCTGCCTTTACCATCGAAGTACTTTGCATAGCGTGACTTATGTATAAATGACTGGTAGTCAGTCGGTAAATAATTATTCATCTCTTGTCACCACTTCCCTGCAGTGTTCCTCTTTCTTTACGTCCATATAGTTTCTCGATATTACCTAATGCAATATCATGAAGACTAACGTTAAGATCTCTAGACAGAGCAGCAACATACCAGAGGACATCACCTATCTCAGCTACTATTGCTTCACGATCAAAGTCATTATCACGTAGCATCTTCTTTACTTTGTTAGCTACCTCTCCTGCTTCACCTGCTAATCCAAGGGCAGGATAAAGTATTTGATGTGCTGTTTTGTACACAGCAGTCTTAGCTGCTGCATTCTGATACTCATTCAAACTCATATCTTTATTCTTATAAGTTTCGTTATAGTATTCCCACGCTTCTAAATCAGTTTCATTTAACATTCTTCTACTTCACACTCCTCTACAATAATATCATCTATATCATACATGGCTGATGATACAAGTTCCTGAACAACTCTAGGCATATCTGATAGGTCTGCCTCTATGAAGTTAGCCTCAGGGTCTACAGCTATCGTCATTCTTATATCATACCTCATAACAAGAACCTTTAGTTATATTCAAACCAATTAATAAATCAACCATATTCTTTTTGCAATCTATCAAGAGATACAAACTCTGGTTCATATATACCATCTCTTATCTCCCTCTTGATAACACAACCTTTCCACCACTCTAAGTTAGATTGTCCTGCCCATTCTTCGCTCCCACCTTTGAAACATCCTGCAACCAAGCCGATAATTGGATTAGGGTGTGCAGAATCTTTAAAATAGATAGAACGTTTATGACTATGACCACAGGTAGAAGAATGGTTTCTATTCTGTAGTAAGGTGTAACCATGATGAGTACCAGACATAGCTGTGCCATAGTTACCACTAGCAAAGTAATGAGCATATGATATCCCATCGTAGTCAGCGATTGAAGGTGCTGAGTACTTATACTCATGGTATTCATCGAACCAGTGATCCGTTTGAAGATGCCCAAAGGATATCCCATACTTTTCTCCCTGTAGTCGGGGGTCATGGGCGATTGCTCTTTTAATTCTGTTCTCATGGTTTCCCTCGAATCCAATCCAAAATGGTTTCTTATACTTTCTAATACTAGGTTTCTTTCTTAGTCTCTCCATAGCTTCATTGTAGTGATCAACGTCTGCTTCATAGTTCTGAGATACAATAGCCTCTGGATACTTTGTATCAAAACTATTTAAAGATTTCATGTCAGCACCATCACCTAGATCTACAACATAACTAGGATTAACATCATAGATTAATTCACCAAGTAAATCAAACCTATCGTTAGGTATTGTTGGATCTGTGTGAGCACAACTGAATATCACTGCTGTTTTATTGGACATGTTCTATCACCTTTCTGGTTTGCTTATGTGTGTGATCTTGTTCTGAGTTACCCCATTCGTCAATAGCAAATGGACCTGTCTTATGTAACCTGTCAACATCGTCCATTGCGTCTTTCATATTACGGTAAAAGTATTCTTCTTCTTCCTCTTTTAAATTAGATACGCTTCTAGTTAAACATAAGTTCCATATGTTACCATCTTCATCATCATACGGACCTCGTATAACTTCTACTATCTCTACGACTGGAACAAATTTATTACTCATCTTTTATTTCCTTTAACCATTCTTTTGGTATTGTCTTGTCTGCATATTTAAAACCATGCTTCTTACACCAATCACCATAAGAACTCTTAGCACCTTTGTAAAGTTTAGATCTACTATTATTAAAAACAAATCGTATGTCTAGATCTGGAAACTGCTTCTTTATTTCTTTGTGCTTACGTCTATCGACTGATATAAATCTTCCTTTCGTTTCTATTATTATTCCATTCTCTAATACAAAATCAGGGGTGTATGTTCTTACCTTTAGATCTACCCACTTAATCTTTTCTTTTTCATAAGTAAACTTTATCTTTAGTTTCTTAAGATACTTAGCCATGTCTTCTTCAAGACCAGACCTATACCCTGCCTGTATACCTTTTAATCTATTCCTGTTGAAGGACATCACTGTACTCCAAGTCTTCGTGAACCATAGGTTTCTTTACAACCTTCGTTAGAAAAACAGGACGATCAGAATAAATAAACTTACGCAATCCAGGATAGCACTCCTTCTTAAAATCACAGTACGAACAGGCACTGCTAAGTTTTTCATTACCATTAGGATTCTTAACAGACTGAGGCACAGGCTCGTACCCTCTATCTGGTGGCTGCTCCCAAGTTACCATATCCTTCAGGTGATTAACTTCTTCTTCTTTTGTTTTTAACTCATCAGTAAAGTCGTATACGTCTAAGCAGACGTGACCGTTAACTTTATCTATAACAAGAAATGCACCTTCGGTTTTGTTAGTTACCTTGGGGTCATCCTTGGCTGCATACACATAAGAAGATAGCTGAGAGATATATCCAAATGGATCATCCTCTCGTAGGTTACCCTCTTTAAATTTCTTGAACGAGTAAGGCGATGCTGACTTAACATCAACAGTCATACCATCAATCACTGCATCCCTGTGTCCTTTGATACCATGTACGTTCAGTCTATCCTGCATACCTGTGACACTATGTCCTGACACAGCAGCTATAGTTAAGACTAACTCCTCTATGATATCACCGTAGAAGAACTTCAGTAATGCTGACGGTGGTAGTACCTCACCCTCACCTGTCTTGTTTATCTTATACCAAAGTTTTCTTTCGCACTTAGTACCGAGAGAAGACAACGACAGGTATCCTCTTGGCTCTTGTGGTTTAGAAAACCTTTGCTCTGCCATATGCGATATGTTTGTAGCCATAGCATCACCAAGAGTATTATCCCAACCATTGTTACCAATGATTGTCTGCTCGATGTCTTGTACTAGTGTGTCTATACTTTTCATTCTATCCTCTTTTGGTTTGTTGCCCCCACCCAACTAAGGGAAGGGGCATTCTCACACAACACAACAAAAAGGAATTGCCTAAAAGGGAACAGCTTCCCCATCAACAGCTTTCTTAGCTGCTGATTTCTTAGGCTTTGCTTTGGCTTCTTTTGAGGAGTAACTGGACAGATCGTTGAAACTACCAGAAGATCCACCACCTTCTGATTCAAACTCAACATGATCAACAACCTGAACAGATTCAAGACGTGAGCCAATACGTCCAGAATTTCCAGCAGGATAGATTGCTACTCGAACAACACCTGTCGAGCCATTACCGATATAACCATCTATATCGAAAGACCAAGGTTTGCCCTTGATGTTTACAACCTTAGGTTCTCCACCCTGCCAGTCGAACTTACCTTTATGTGGACGAGCCAGAGTTACTTTAGTACCACCCTCTACCTCGTGCATTGCCTTAGCACAGCCAGACTCTTTTAGTTTAGCTGCATTCTCAGCGTCCATGATGACAGTAACTTTGTACTCACCATCTTTCTCTTCGTTCCAAGCGGCACGATCTCGATTATGTTCGAAGACCTTAGCCCACTCTAATGTACCGAAGACTTCTACGATTTGTGTTTTAGATTCTTTTGCCATTTTACCCTCTTATGTTTATGACGTTATTAAACTGATTCGGCTTGTAACATAATTTTTAGTGTGTGTCAAGCCAGTTTCTTCCAATGTCGTAAGATCCTGGAGTAGGTATCTTAAAGCCTAACTCCTGCCCTACTTCAAGCATACAATCTGCTTGTATCTTTCCTAACTCTTTTGCTTCTTCCTCTGTTCCTATCACCTCTGTTTGATA